ATCTTTGGTATAAGAAATATAGACCGAATGCCATGCAGAAGATGCAGTGCTTTCTACTATTTTGTCTGCTGTGACACTGTTATCAGGGGCTGTCGTAGCGTCGGCAGTTACCGTTACGGAACTTTTACCCCAAGCCGCGTTATCAAACTGCTCCGAATACGTCAGAAGATTGTGCGGCGCCCACTTGATCAGCCCATCGCTGTCCACCATCGTGGCGTTGCCAGCGCGGGAGTGGGTCACCACCGCGCTCAGAGGTTTTGTGCCCCTGTTGGCGCGGTAGTAGTCATCAGCAAACGCTGTGACAAGCGCTGGCCGGTATCCAGCTTCGCTGTAGGGGTCGCTCGCGGCAGTCCTGCGGCGACGGATTAACAGGTTAAACCCCATTGTTCCCTCGCAGCACAAGGATCACATCCACATCGTCCCCGGAACCGCCGCTAATGGCAACGCGGAAATAAACCGAGGACAGTGACAGTTCAAAGATCGCGTTCGCCGTAGCAGTAACGTCGCTCTCAAACATGTCCTTGGCCGTAAACCAAGTGTCGCCGTCATTGCTGTGCTGCAGCGTTACGGTCGCGCCTCCGAAGGTACCACTGATCTGAACCGACGCCGCCAAGCCGTACTGCTGGAGCAGCGTGAACGCTTCGACCGTATCGCCGGTAGCCAGGGCCTCCCAGATAACGCGAGGAACGCCGGTTACGGAGTTGTTGAAGGTTGGAGTTACAGTCGCCATGGGGGGTCTCCAGTAGGACTCAGGCTCGTGATACCACGATTATACACGAAAAGAAAGCCCCCGGTGGAGAACCGGGGGCAAATACTACGGAGAGAGGAGAGAGTGACAACTAACTGCAGGGCCAATATATCAAGTCCACCCTGCCGCCGCAATACGCTTAATCTCCCGCCGCTGCGGCATAAACGACCCCTCGCCCGCATTGGCGATGTGCAGCATGAGGTACTGGAGCGCCTCCGCAACGTGGGAGTGCTTGTTCTTTTCGATCACCCCATCCTGCCGCATCTTGTAGCGATAGCCGCCCATCATGGCGGATTTAAGCTGTGTGCAGCTAGGGTCCATAAGAAAGCCCGAGTCCCCGTCCACCTGCCGCATAAGGAACTCATCGACCGCGTTAATCCGCGCCGATATATTGTTAGTCTTGGCTGGAATAACCCGAAAGCCCTCGGCCTTGATAATGTCCACCGCGCTCCGCTCGTCGGTCTGCGCCCTCTGCACCCCAGCCGGGTCCGTCACGATAAGCACGGGAGCCCCGGAATATTTCTCGTAGAGCAGAGGCTTGAGCACGGTCCGCATGAACCGTTGCACCCCCATGTCGAAGCTCACCGCTTCGTCGAACACCAACGCCCGTCCACGCGGGTCTTGCTGCCCAATGACTGCAGCGGGGGTCAACCCCAGGTCCATGCCCACCACGAGCGGCCTCACCCCGTTAACGATGGGCCTCAGCGTCGAAGTCGCCATGTGGTAGTCCGGCCTGAAATACTTATACACCGGCGTTCCGGCACTGCTGAGGCCATACTCGCCGTCGATGTAGACCCGGATGTACTCTTCGCTCCGCCCCTGGGTGTCGTAGTACCCATCGGGCAGGTTCTCGATATTCTCCGCGTGGATGCTCCGCCCGGACGGCTGCTTAAACACTGCCCAGCCATTGTCGTTTGGACTGATGCCATCCTTGGGGTCGAGCCCCTCCATCTGGTAATACCACCAAGTATCCATGGTCGGCGGGTTAGTATCCGCCCACATCCCATGCCAGCTCGGCCCACCATCCTTGCTCGACGGAAAGCGTCCCACCCGCTTGGACATGGCATCCACAATCTCCGAGGCGATGTCCCGACACTCGTTGAACCAAGCGAAGGTCAATTCCAAGGAGTTGAGGTTTGCCACATCGTCCGCGTCGTCCAGGGCGCGGAACATAATCTCACACTCGACATCCCCCACCTCAAAGAAATAGGTCTTGGTGGTGCGCATATAGCGCCCACATTGCCCCGGCGGGAACCAATCGAGGAAGGTTTTAATCGTCGTGTCCTGAAGCTGGCGCACCGTTTGGCGCACCACCGCGCAGCGACTGCGCCGTTTGCCGTTCTGGTCCGGCTCCTGCATGGACGCCCGACGCACAATCTCAAAGCTACAGGTCACACTCTTGCCCGAGTTGTGGTGGATCGCTCCATCCACAGTGACGTAGTTGTTCGTGTCCAGAACCTGCATGTCCCAGTAGGACCGCTTGACACTTTCTCGCGTTAGGGACATTATGGTCCGGTCGGATACGGAGGTTATGTCACATGAATCAGAACACCCAGATGATCGTCGCTTTTGCTGACGGCTCTCGCTCGTCCGTTGAGATCGCCAAACTTGTGGGTCTATCCCCGCGCTACGTCCGTAAAGTGATGCTCCGCCTAGACCTGCCAAGGCTAGGTGAGGGTGCTCAACCAGGGGCGTCAAACCACCAATACAAGTCAGGGCGTCGCGTAGACCATGACGGGTACGTCTTAGTAACCGCTCCAGCGGACCACCCTTACGCTCGCCAGCGACCTCACCGGGACGGCAAGATAATCTATGAGCACCGGCTGGTGCTTGAGCAAAAGCTAGGTCGATACCTTCGTCCTGAAGAAGTCGTTGACCATATTGACGGGCTGACGCTGCATAACGCTCCAGAGAATCTACGGCTTTTTGAGTCGAACGCGGAGCATCTTGCAGAGACAACGACTGGCCGCACAAAGCTCTGGTCAGCGCAGGGACGTCAGAACATAGGCGCAAGGACTGACCTGGGGACAAAGATTCAACGAGTCGATAGTTACCATCAGCGTCGTAAGTCCGGTGATGTCCGCTTGCGGCAAATTCTCCTTGCGGCGTTGCAACTCGGTACAGATAGTCCGTTCCTTTCGGGAACGCACCACCACACCAAGAAAGCTGGAATCGACATGTCGTCGCGTTCCACGATACAACGCGCATTGGACGATCTATACGCCAGATGGGTATAGGCCCGTACTCTGTAAGCACGAGCGTTTCAGGTGCCACGCAGCCCACAGGCCCCATGAGCACCCGCATCTTGGAGTTATTTTCCATGAACTTGGCGCCGGTGGGCGGCGGGGTGTAGTCAATGTCTAGGGCCACGGGTGGTCCTCAACGAGCATGTAAATAAATTCCCTACCGTACTTCCGCGTATTGTTAATCTTGCTCCGGTAGGACAGGGTGTACTTTGTCATGAGCCTCTCCATCAGGCTCGCTTCTTCAATCGTTTTTAGTCGTACTGCGCGGTGCCCTTCGTACTTGCTGTTAAACAACCTCAGAATACTCAATGGCATCTATGTCGTCCGCCTCCGTGGTGGCCTCAATAGTCCGTGCGTCCTGCGGCTTGTTCCCAAGATTGATGGTGATGCGCACCCCACCGGCACTGCCTTCCGAGTTGTCGTCGTTCCGAGGCTCCAGCCCGGCCCACTTCACGGTGGATTTTATCAGGTCCGCCTTCACGGCAGGAGAGACCCCAGGGTCGTGGATCAACAGATAGGATGTGGTGAGGAGTTCTTCCGCCTGCGCACGCGCCTTGAGCCTGAAGGTCATGCCCTTCTCGCGCACTTCGTCCCGGTAGTGCTCCACTTTCTTGAGGAACACAGGGTCTTGCTTGAACTTGAGCAGATCGCTCGCGCCGATGTTGTGCCGTCCCATCACCTCCTGCATGGTCTCGCCACTGCCCTCCAACGTCAGGGCAACGTCAAAGGCTAGGCGATCCGACCACTTGGTGTGTTTGAGGGGCGATGTGTCCATCAGCTCAGGTGTTCCTTGATCGAAGCCTCCATGGCCTCGTCTGTAAAGTATGTTGGGGATATATCTAACACATTGTTCTTGGGATAGGAACCATCGGGGCGGGTAACGTCGCGGAGGATGAAGCTGGGTAGATCAAGCGCTACGAAGGCGTGTAGGGGGTACTTGTCGGGATTTCTGAGGTTGAAGCGGTAACACTCTGAGTAATAAGTCTTGTGGGCTTTCCTTCCGGTCTGGGTGCGCTGGGTTTTGGTGGTGGCCTTGACCTGTATGGGTATGTGTTCGCCACTGGGGGCTATGGCTAGGATGTCAAATCCTATGGTGTTTGCGTGGACCACGGTAATTCCACGGCGCTCTAACTGGTAGGCCACGAAAAATTCGCCAGCATTCCCGATGTTCTGTCGCGTCAGTTCCACAGCATGGCCCTCCCACGGCAGGGGTTGATTATACAGGGAAAGTAGTTGTGGTATGTCTAAGTTGTGTGACAGTGGGGGGTGTAAAGTTGGGGGATTGGGGGTTTTGAAACTTTACACTTGG